TTAGCTTTTGCCAAATTCTTTCTTTAGCTTCTGTATTTATATAAAATCTATCTTCTTTATTTTGTGCTATTTCTCTACTATATTTCTCTCTTAAAGATTTTAAATAGTCTAGTTGCTTAACTTGTAACTTCTCTTTACTGCTTAATCTCCCAACAACTGACTTAGATAGTCCTAATTTGCCCCCTACTTCTCTTATTGTTTCTCCCGACTCTATTAATGCTCTTGCTTTTTCCTTTTTCTTTCTTCTGTTGTCGCTTGTCGTTGTCGCATTATTGTCGTTTGTCGTATCATTAAAATCTTTTCTATATCTCTCTACAGTTCTTACACTTATATTTAATGCTGCAGCTATTTCTTTATTATCTTTCTTTTCTATAATTAATTTATAAACTTCTTGTCTTGTACTCACATCTTCCAGCACCTCCAAGCCGAGAAAATAAAAAAATGGGATACATAAAAAGTTGCTTATATTTCTATAAACTTCTTTTTACATATCCCATCTACTTTTAAATTTTTATTAATTTTGATTGTAAGATATTATTTTATTTAATTTTTAAAAATTTTTTACACTTTTTTCTATTGATATTATTGGACTTTTTGAGTTCTACAAAAAATATTTAAAAAAAGTGTTGACATATTGTTAACAATATGTTATTATTAAAGTACCTCGAAGGAAGGAGGTGATAAAATGAAAATCCAATTTATAATTGTAATTGGTTCTTGGTCGTTCTCGATTACAATTACTAAAAAAGATAAGTAATTTATCCCCCTCTCCCAGAGGGGTAAAACTAAGAGTGATAAACTCTAAGCCTTGACACTTAGATTATATCACTTCTTAAATAAAAAATCAAGTAAAATCAAGGAGTGATGAAGATGTTAAAAGAATTAATGAACCACAATGAACTAGGAGTAAAATTTTATAGAGATGAAAATGGAGTAATCTTTGTAGAAGATGAAAAAATAGGAGTTACTTTAAAATTAACTGTTTATGAAAATATTTTTATGTTTCACAGACAAGAAAATGATGTTGAAGCTATTAAAAGACACATAGAAATAGCTAAACATTATGATGAAGTAATGGCAGGGACTTGGAGACTAGAAACAGAAAGAAAGTTCACAAGAATAAGATAAAGGAGTGGTTCAAATGAAGAAAACAAGAAGAGAAATTTTAAAAGCATTACAAAACAACGAAATTAAAATAGTATGTACTCACTTAGATAGTGGGTACTGCTCTCAAGTAAAAACACCATTTACAGTAACTGGAGAATATAGAGAACATTTAATTAGAATGTACAATCAAAATAATAAAATGTTTAGAGTTCAAGATAACAATAAGTTTAGTTGTTTATATGATGATTACATAATTGAGGGCTAAAAAAGCCCCTCATAATTTAAGGAGGGTAAAATGGAAGAAAAGAAAAGAAAAGGGTACAAAACCCAAGAGCAACAAAATAAAGCAACAAAAAGATACTTAGAAAAAAATGTAGTTGCTAGTGTAAGAGCTGACAGAAGCCGTTTAAAAAGCAGATGTCTAAAATTTATAAATGAATCTGCTACACTTGATGAACTAAAAGAAATTAAAAATATAATAAACGAAAAAATTGAGGAGGCAAAAAATATGGAAGGATTTGAAAAACTAGGAACAGGATGGTTTGCTTTAAAAGATAATGGTGTAGATGTTTATTTAGTAGCTTTAAAAAAAGATGTAGTAATTGAGCCAAACACAATGTGGGGAACTTATATGGCTTATTTAAAAGAAAATGCTAATTGTTTGACTGAGCAAGAATTAAAAAAGTATTTTCTTGATAAAACTGGAAAAGAATATAGTATAGATGAACTTAGAAAAGCAAGTACATATAAAAAATATTTAGATGAGTTAGTTATTATGAATTTTGCTTATGCTAATGATGAATTTATAAGAACAACAAGTGAAGTTTTAAAAAATTTTTAAAAAATTAAAAAAACTCTTGGTATATTGAAAGAAAAGATGAGTTTTTAAAGCTCATCTTTTTTTATATCTCCAACTTCATCAAGAATCTTTTTTATTTCCTCATTTTCATATCTTGTATTTTTGGAAAATATAACTATTCTACCATCTTTGACTTTTATTCTATATTCTCCATCTCCCAGCTTATGTATAAGCTTCGGGATATATCTAATTCTTACCAATGCCATCTATTATAATTCCTCCACTTCTATTATAAAATAGTTCTTCCCAACTCCTATATGCTTTGTTGCCTCTATCTTGTCTATCTGTTTATCATCTACATATAGAAAGCCTTTGAAACTGTCTAATATAGCTTTAAAATAATTGTCTAAATCTCTTGTTCTTTTATCTGCAAAATATAAATCTAGTTTAACTTTTACAGATTTTTCATAAGTTTTATACTTGTAAAGTTTTATATAGTTTTGAACATTGTCCCTGAACTCTCTCCCAGCTTTTGATAAGTATTGTCCTCCATTCTTTGCTATTCTCCAGTGTGTATTCATTGAATCTGGCTTGTATGGTATTGTATAGCATTGCTTCATCTCATCACTTCCATATTAACATTGCTATTGAAAGTGCTTCTAAAATACTAATTAAACCTAATACAAGAATTATAACAATAAAATCTTCTAATCTTACTTTTGTAGAATTATGCTTATCTTTTTCTTTAAAATAATCATCTTTCCATAAATTAGCTTCTAGCAAATAATATTCTTTATCTTTTAATGCTTTTTCTCTTGCTTCTCCTGCTTCTTTTGCTTCTGATATATAAAATTCTCTTTCAGATTCCAACCTTTTGTTTCCAGTGTTCAAAATCTCTATTTCTTCTTTTAAACTATCAATTTCCTTAACATAAGCCTTGTTGTCTTGCTTATTATGTCTTAGATTCTTAACCAGATTTAATAAATAATCTTCACATTCTTTTATGTTATTTAGCTTAGAAGCATTAAAAGTAACTCCAGCTTCTTTATTAACTCTTGTTATAAAAGTTCTCAAATAATCCCTTGTTTCTATTTTTTTTATTACCATCTGTTCCTCCTGTATTTTTAATTTTTATACTTCAAAAAATGTTTGATTTTTCTTATAATACTCATATTTCATTACTCCAAGTTGGCCCTGTCTATTCTTCAATATTTGTACTTTCATAAGTTCTTTATATTCAGTTGTTGTTGGCTCTGTTGTTAGCCCTAAGATAGTTGAGGCATCTTGTTCTATTTGCCCACTTTCTCTGAAATCTGCAAGGTATATATCTTTGTCAGCTCTTTTTTCAATCTCTCTTGATAATTGAGAAAGCGCAATAACTGCTATATCATAATCTTTAGCTATTTGTTTTAATCTTATAGATACATCAGTTATTTGTTCATATCTTTTAGAATTTACATTAGATTTTATTAATTGCAAATAATCCACAACTATATAATCAAGTCCATTTATTTCTTTTTCATTCTTGACATACTCCTCTAATTCATCAATTTTAAAGTTTCCATCATAAAGAATTAAATTACTTTTTCTTAGCAACTTCTTGAATAAAACATTAACTAACTCTTTTTCATCTGTTGTTAGCTCCTTAAATTTTTCTTTGTTTGTTAGTTTATCGAGTTCTATCCTAGTTTGATTGCTGATAATTCTTTGTGCTATTTGCTTTAGTGGCATTTCTAAACTAAAAAACAAACCTCTTGAAAATTGTGCCATCATAAGTGCTATATATAGAGCAAAAGCAGATTTACCAACTCCTGGTCTTGCTCCTATTACGTGTAAATCTCTTTTTGTGAATTTTAGGTATTTATCAAGTCTAAATTTACCAGTCTTGACTACTTCATTTTCTTCTAAACTCTCATAAAACAAACTTTCAAGGTCTTTAATATCAGCTACTTTAATGCTTTTATCATTTTCTTTTACAACTTCCGAATGTAGTTCATTGATTTTCTCTTTTATCAATTCATTTGGAGTGTTAGAAAGTTCTATAATACAGTTTTTATAGTATCTGTTTTCAAGGACTTTTGTATACTTGTCTATATTTTCTTCTAGTACTACAATTGGTAATTCAAAAGCTTCTGCTAAAAAGCTTTTATACTCATTTTCTTCCAGTAAACTGTCAACTGATAAATTTTTCATTTCATAAGTCTTATATTTTTTTATAAAACTTTGAACTAAACTAGAAAAATATTTAGTTGGGACATTTTTTATTTTGTTTTTACAAGCCATATCGCTTGATAAATATAGCATTGATACTAAGGCTTTTTCTTCATAGCATATAGTGTCAATTTTCATCTTATACCAACTCCTTATATGCTTCTTTTGGCTTAGTATAGTGACAGGTCTTTTCTTCCTGCTGGACTTCTTTTAACTCCCAATCATCTTTTAAAGCCTTGTATAAATAGCCATCTGCTTTATTATTCTTATTACAAAACTCTATAACAAATTTAATACGCTCAATAGGTTTATTGAGTTTTATAATGTCATATACTTTTATTTTTCTTACTCCTAACAACATTTTTATTTCTTGTTGTAATACTCCGTTAGAATTAATAACAACTTTTTCTTGCTCCTGGTCCTCTATTATATTTTCTAAATTATTATTAGTTATTATTAATCTTGTATTATTAATACTTGTATTATTATCCTCACGATTTTTCGTGATAGGGGTATCATTATTTTTCATGATAGGGTCTACTTCTTTTTCGTGATAGGTATCATCATTTTTCGTGATAGGGTCCGAAATATATATTCTTCTTTCTTTTATAATTTTAGTTCCAGCTTCATATATTAATTTTGTTTTTATATATCCTGCTTTTTCTAAATCACTTATCCATAAACTAACTGTATTTTTACTAACTTCATATAATTCTGCAAAATAAGAATTTGTTGCATTACAATAACCATTTTTATTAGATAATGCAGTTAATTCTGAATACATTATCTTTTCCATAGGCTTTAAATTTTTATCATATCTTATACTTGCTGGTAATATTCCATAATATCCTGGTCTTTCCATTTACATAACCTCCTGTATATTTGGAGAGCCTTGGTAGTTCTCCTATTTTATTAATTCAATTAGTAGAGCCTATACAGAGCCTACCAAAGCGATGTACAGACCCCACTAATTCAATCAATAAATTTAGTTGGAATTAGTAGGAATATTTATAATATTTCTTTTAATCTCAATACTTTATAAATAGGAAATTTACTAGGAAATATTAATGTAAAATATTGCAAGGGGATAAAACATAAGAAATTAAATCCTCAGTTTTATCCAGTAGCTACAACCTTACACAGATAGCCACAAGGGAGGAGCCTAACTCTCGAGGGGTTGAAAGCTAGGATAAAAATGACTTATGGCTATGTGTCTAAGGACTAGCCTTAGATTTTTAAGTAGTCCAATAATTTGGTGGAAATTGATTTTTTATTTTTTCCCACATTTTTATATTTTTCTTTTTCTCTTTTATTTTTTCTTTAAATTTTTTGGAGCTTCTTAAATATTTTTTATTATTCTCCTTTCTTTTTTATTCGCTTTTAGCGTACTTAGAAATCAAAAAAAATAAAAGTCTCCCCTAAAATTTCTTGAATTTTTAAAAGATACTTTAAATGGATTAATTTACCATCTTTCAATGCTAATAGCAAATCAGACATATATTGCATAGATATACCAATTTTTTTAGCTAATTGATAATTTCTAATTTTGTTTTTTCTCATAGAAAAATCAATTTTTATATATAAATTTTTAGCTATTTCATTTTCTTTCATATAATCACCTCAATTTATTATAAACGCTTTATGCGGAAATGTCAACACTAAAATTTCGAATAAAAAAAGAGAGAGTTAATCTCTCTTAAATTTTATTAGTTTTTTCATATCTCTCTAACCATATTTTTTTTAATACATCATTTTTATATGAAGCACCCCAATAAAAAGCCAAATCATTTTCACATACATAATAAAGTACTTCATCATAGAAATTCCATAAAATACTAATTTTATCATCAGATATTGTTTTATCCTTTAAAAAAATTTTAACATCTTTTAAAAGTTCTTTTTCTATAAAAATTTTTGATACAGTTATATAGATTATATCCTTATAAAATTCTTTTTTATTATAATAAATTTCATATTTTAAATTTTCAAAAGGTATCAATTCATTTACTCTAATTTTTATATAACGAATTGCCTCTAAAAACGATTCCTTATCAGACCTAATATATTTAAAATCTTTATTTTTACATATATTTTTATACCATTTTCTTATTTTAATCTCTAAAATATCATCATCATATTTTCTTAAAAATAAATAAAATGCCCATCCTGAGAATAAAGCATTAACAAACCAAATGTGATAGGTTAAACTATATTCATCATATTCATCTATAAAAATTCTTTTACAAAACATTATTGCTATAAAATACAGTGTCATTGGCACTAATAATTGAACATAATAAATATTTCTTATTCTTCTTTTTAAGATAAATAAATAAGTTACAAAAATGATGAAAGGACTTCCTTGTAAAAATATTTTGAAATAAAGTTCCATTTTATCACCTTAATTGCTCAAAATTCTTTTTGTATGACATTTCTTTAAATAAGTTATAAAAAAATTGTAAAATAACACCCTCTACAATACATAAAATTGATAAAGTTATTATTAAAGAATTTCTGCTGTTCACAACTGCATTTATAAGGACAGGTAATAATATAACTGATATACAATTCCCTATGATTATAGAAACTATAACATAATAGAAATAATATAGAAATTTATATCTTTCATCATTTAACCAAATTATAAAAATAATAATCCCAAAATATTTAAGTCCATTAAGTAGAAGTTTAAATAATTCCTTATCATCTATAAAAAGAAATATTAAAATTATAAAAGCTTGCAAAACCCCAACTCCTAATACAAAATTTTCTTTGAAAAATTTTAAACTAAATTTCATAAAATCCCCTCCATTTTTAAAATTAATTTTCTCTTAGTCTTTTTATTTCTTTGAACATCCAGATATTAGTTTCTGTTTCTCTGCATTCAATTTCTATTTCCTCATCATCTGGAAATATTAAGTAACTTGCAAATAAATTAGCTTCATCTTCTAATCTACTTCTTTTTAATAGACTTGTGTTATCTATTAAAAATTGATAATTAGTAGAAGAATGCAAAATAGCATGTCCTAATTCGTGAGCACAAACTAATATTTTATCAAACTCATTTAATTTTGAGTTTATAAATATAAATTTTCTCCTTAAAACTCTTTTAAACAAACCCCTAACCTCTCCTAAATCTTCAATTATTATCTCAATATTTAGTTTTTTAGCTAGTTTAAATGGATTTTTAGTTCCACATTTTATAATTAAATCTAAAACTTTTAATCTTATATCCATTTAATCGCCTACCTTATTTCTTTTTCTTATTTTTTTCTTTAGCAATAAAAAATGCAGATTGGATAGCCATTAAAACTTTTTCTTTATCTTCTTCTGATATAGTTTCATCATTAAACATCAGTGTTGATTCTTTTACTATATCATTTAACTGTCTTTTACCTCTACTATCCAAAGCACTATACATTGGCTCCATAGCTTTCATACTTTTTCTTATTTCTTCAGGCAATAGATAAGAAAATAAATCAGTTTTTTCTTTTTTTGTTAACCCTAATGCAACTGAAATTTTTTCTAATGATTTTCTACTTCCGTTTCTTCTTCCTGTTTCTATATCTCCAATAGTTCCTTTTCCTAGTCCTGCCTTTTCTGCCAGCTTTTCTATTGTGAATCCTTTTTCTTCTCTAATTTTTTTTAATGCGATAGAAAGTTCGCTCATTTTTAACACTCCTTTCCTTTGTTTTTTAAGGTATTTTAACATAAATTTTATAAAAAATAAAAATTTTTGTTGACATTTACGCTTAATGCGTATATAATGTATTCAAGATAAGAAATAACAATAACTTTAATTTTTTTTAAATAATGTATCCGCATTTAGCGAAAAAGGAGAAATAAATATGAAAAACTTCACACTAGAATTTACAGATCACGAATGGGTAATGTACACAGAAGCAGAAAATAAATATGGAAGTGAAATAGATAACTATTTCAAACTTCCAGACCTAGAAAAATTAGAAGATGAATATACTTCTATAAATGCTTACTGGGATAGCGACGAAGGAGGTTACATAGATATAGAAATAACAGCAGTTCATTCTGATAACACTTATCCTTTTAAAACTAAATACTATGATTTTTCTAAGTTCTTGAAAGATTTAAAAGACTTAGAAAATGAAATAGAAATAGATAAGTTGAATGTGAATGATTGGGAATACGAAAAACAAGACCCATACGGAAGTAGAGGACTAAGCATAAGAGATTTTATATAGGGAGTGTAAAAGCTCCCTCTAAGGAGGAGAAATGGCATACATAGATAAATCAATAGGAGAAAAACTAATAGAAACAATGTATAAATCAGTAAAAACTTCTATTAAAAATACTGACAAATTAATAGAAGAAAATCAAATTGCAGGTTATAACACTGGCTTTTTAAAAGGTATAAAACACGGAGAAATTACTTTATTGAAAAATTTTATAAGAGAAGTTAGAGAATTGGAGGAGGAATAAAAATGAAATACTGGAAAAATTTAACAGATAAAGAAAAATGTAATGTTTATGATGAAATTTGTAAATCAGAATTATATCAAGATATTTTAAGTGAAATAGGTAGTGGTTGGTGTACTGAATTTTCTGAAACCTTTATGATGTATAAAGGAGCAGAAACAGAAAACGGCGAACCTATAACTATTGAAAGATTTAAGGAAATTATGCTAGACAAATTAAGGAAGTATTTATAAGGAGTGAAAAATGATACACTGGAAAATTTATATAAAGTATTGGAAAAATAAAGAGCTACAGAACTTAACAATTATAGAAGCAGTTGAAAAGATTTTAGAAATGGAGGGAGAAAATGGAGATAAAGGAAAATAAAAAAATTGCAAAAGCAACATTTGTAGATGTAATTAAGTTTAAAGTTATTTGGATAGTTAAAGTTATTTGGAAATGTGTTAATTATCCGTTTGATTTATTTGATAGATACATATAGGAGGAATAAATGAAAACTATAAATATAAAAGGTAAAAACTATGTTCCAGTTGTTGAGAGATTAAAAGAATTTAGAAGCTCTGAAAATTTTAAAAATTGGAGTTTAGAAACTGAATGGCTTTCAATAACTCAAGAAGTAGCAACTTGCAGAGTAATAATAAGAGATGAAAATGGAGTTTTAAAATCTACTGGAACTGCTATGGAGTTAAGAGATGAAAAAAGCTCACTTGTAAATAAAACATCGCATGTAGAAAATGCAGAAACTTCGGCAGTAGGTAGAGCATTAGGAAACTTGGGAATTGGACTTGATGGAGATGAAGTTGCTTCTTATGAAGAAGTATCAAGAGCTAAAAAGCAACAATTAATCAGTTCTATCAATTCAATGGTTGATGAAAGAAATAGAGATGAATATGAAAAAGAATACAAGTTATCTGAAATAGGAATGATGAGTATTGAAGAATTAGAAGTTCTTGAAAATCAATTAAAAATTAATCAAAAATCTTTACTGTGTGAAGCTATAAGCAATATAGCTACAAGTGAAGATATTGAAGGAATTTTAAAGAAATACAAAACTAAAAACCTTGGAAGTTTAGATTTGAGAGATTTACAAGCAACACATGATATTTTAGTAAAATTTAATCAAAAATGTACTCAAAAAGAATTAGAAGATTTAGGGACACTTTGTAAATTTGTGGATATAGACATGAAAAATTACATAAAAGAACATTATAAAAAAGATGTTGAAGAATTAACCAAAAGAGAATATTCACAAATGAAAAAGAAATTAAATAGCTAGGAGGAGAAAATGATAAAAATAATAGAACTTGACATAATATTACCATACTATGAAGCAATGTATAAAGTTGGAAAAGAAATAATAATAAAAGGTGTAAATTCAAGCAAAAATTGTTGTAATAAAGAAATTGTAAAAGAAATAAGAGAAACAAACATAAATTGTGATGGAAATGATTATCTAATTATAACAGAAACAGGAAAAGAAATTTGGATATTTGAGGGACAACCTGGATTACAAGTAATTGGGGAAATTAAAAATAATTAGGAGTTAATTAAATGGAGAAATTAGGATACACAAGGCAAACACAAAAACTTATATACTGGTTGCTTGATGACTTTGCTAATTTTTGGCAAGGGAATGAAGCAGGAGCAAGACCATCATTTATAGAACTTGCATACACAAAAGAAGTTATGAAAGCTAAATTTGTAAAAATCTATGATGGCTTTGATACTGTTAAAAATGCTCAAGCATTCCTAATTTCTTCTTTAATGAATAAAGATAATCTAACAGTAGATGAATTGACTAACAATGTTATAAAGGCATTACAGAGCCTAGCAATTCAAAATGGTGGGTTTAGTCTATCACTTAACACACTAACACAGAAGCAAGCTAATGACTTTGTTAAATGGCTATTTGAAATGGCTATCTACTGGGAGATACCACTTAGACAAGAGATAAGAGATTTATTTGCTGAAGATTATCAAGATACTTTTATCTGGGTAACACTTAAAAAGAAGATTTGTTGTATATGTGGCAGACCTGGAGAGTTGCAACATTTTGATAGAGTTGGAAGCTCGGGCTATAAATCAGATACAGGGCTAAATTATAGAGTGATGTGCTTATGTAGAGAACATCACGATGAAGCTGATAACTGTATCAGTAGAATTGATTTTATGAAAAAATATCATCTTGCTGGGATATATCTAAACCCAGAGCAAGTGAAAGAATTGAAAGGAATATATAAAGGACACTTTCAAGCATTTAAGGAGGAGAAATGATTTATAAAATATGGGCATTTATTTTAATTCTTTCGATATTATTTATACCAATTATAGATATTATTAATGATGGAGTTAGTTATGTAGATTTTACTATTTTTAATTATGTTTTAAAAGTAATTGGGGAAGTATTAAAAATATTTTTGTTAACAAGTTTAATTGTGATAACAGTAGGTATAATATTTTCAATAATATTTCTAAGTTAAATCAGAAAATACAGAGGTTAATATGAATAAAGATATGGATGTATTTTATAAAAAAGCATTAAAGAAAATATTAAACTTTAAGACTAGTGAATTGAGTACAGTGGAATTTAGCAAACTAAAACTGTACTCAGAGAAATTAGAAGTTTATAGATTTGTGAGGAGGAAGTAATGGAAAAAGAAAATTTATTGGAGATAGAAATAACTAAGATAAACGATGAATATAGTTTAGCGATAGTTAAAAAAATGAATAGAAAAGTTATAGAAGAAAAAAAGAAATACTACTTCGGGTATGCAAATAGTTCGAGCTTAGAAACTAACAGTGAACTTCATAAAGAACCTAATTTTCGCACTTATATTTCAGACACGATAGAATGTTATGACTTATATATTAATAGTGAAAATGATTGCTTTACTATTAAAAATAATCTTGTAGAAAGTTTAGAAATATTTTTACAAGAATTTAATGAAAAATATGGGTTCATAAAGAGATGGAGAGTAGAAAAAGGAAAAAAATATTATTTTTTAAATACTGAATGCGAAATTCGGAATATATGGGAAGACAAAACTAAAGAAGATGAAACAAGATATAATCTTGGAAACTACTTCAAAACAGAAGAAGAAGCACAAAAAGTAAAAGAAGAACTAGATAAGTTCTGGGCTAAGGTAAGAGCAGGAGAGATTGGAGGAGATGAATAATGACACAAGAAATAATCAAAATAGTAGGGATAGAAGTGAAGATGCCATATCATGATGAAGCATATATAGTTGGTGAGAAACCTGATGGGCATATATCTGGAATAGTAAGAAATGCAGGTATTGTTGAAGAGATAAGATTGGCAGAGGATGATGATTCAATTCAAGAAAGAGATATCATTTATATAAAAATGGAAAAAAACGGAATAATATTAGAATTATCCACAAGTCAACCAGGATTGAGAATAATTTGGAGTGATGAAAATGTGGAAATGTAAAAGATGTAGTGGCAATAGATTTTATCAAACTTTTAAAGGTACATTCTTTATTCAAAAAGCTGATAAAGATCAGGATATTATAGAAGCCAATGATTCTATTGATACATATAGTAAATTTTATTGTGAAAACTGTAAGAAGTCAGGTTGGACATTAGATGAAGTTGCCAAATGGGAGGAAGAAGATGAGAGAGATTAAATTTAAAAAACCTGAAACTTTTGAGGATATATTAAATCTTCAAAAGCATTTAGATGAAAGTATACATAGTTCTAGAGAAAGAACACTTGCAGATATTCAAAAATCTATGATAGCTGAATGTATAGAATTTGATGAAGAAACACCACAAAGTCATAAGACTTGGAAAACTAAACCTTACAATAAATCTAAGGAATTGGAGGAGTTAACAGATATATATTTTTTCTATGCACAGTATATTAATTTTTATTCACCTACTTTAGAACAAGAACAATTTGAAGAACTTAATGATATTTTTATGAATATTGAAAAACAAGAAGGATTTAAAGTTTTTACAAATTTAGTATCAATTTTAGATGTGATAGGAGAACTTTTTAATTTTGCTCCATTACCTTGTATGTTAGAAAAATTGATGTACTTAAGTTATAAATATGGTTACACAAAAGATGATATTCTTAACTGCTACTGGGAAAAGTGGCAAAAGAACATGAAGAGAATAGGGAAGGAGTGGAACTGATGGTAAAGAAATTAAATTTATACTTAAAAAATAATAGTAGTGGTTTTTTTCATAATAGTAGAGAAGATGTAAAAAATTTATCTAAAGTAATTAATATAATTATAGAAAAAATAAATGATTGTATTCTTGCTTTAAATAATTTAGAAAAAGAATTAAAAGATTTAAAAAAGGAGAAAGAAAATGGATAACTTAACATATAATGCTACTGATGTTGCTAGAATGTTAAATCGTTCTCCAGCAACTGCATATAGAATAATTAGACAAATTAATTTAGAACATTGTAAGGAAAATAAATTAAAAATAAAAAGTATGGGCAGTGGTAGAGTTAGCAAGGAACTTTTCCACAAGTATTATCCAGAAACAAAAATTTAATTTACTTTTAATAAATGAGAGAGTAATATATATCTGCTCTCTCTTTTTAAAAGGAGGAGATTTATGAAAAATGCAAATGGTGAGGGAAGTGTGTACAAATTAAAAGAAAAAAGGAGGAAGCCTTGGGTTGCTTGTGTTACTGTTGGATATGAGGGAGGAAAGCAAAAAAGAAAATCACTGGGAACATTCTTAACTAAGAAAGAGGCTCAAATTGAACTACTAGCATATTTAGATAATCCTATGCTTTTTAGTGGGAAGACTTTTAAAGATGTTAAAGATTTATGGTATTCTTGGTATATTAAAAACATAT